GGTGATGTTAATGCCATTTTTCGTATTCTCCTTGCAAGTTACGTATATACTAGAGTTATTTATTCAATCGTATGGTTTTTACGACAGAATTTACCGTTTTCCAGGTGCCTATATAGGTGACGTAAATACACACATGCAGTACAAAGACAGACCGTTGTGTACGGAGTGTAAGACCAAACCCAGGGCCTATGCCTACAAGAGATATGGACGTGTTTATTGGCGTAGTCGGTGCGACACCTGTATCAGGAAACGAGCCGGCAAGCGGGTTGGCGGCGTGACCGCACTACAGAGATCTGGATATAAGAAACAAAAAAAATGTGAGTTGTGCGGATTCAAAGCACAGGATAAAGCACAACTGGATGTGCTGTTCGTTGACGGTGATATGAGGAATACTTCTGCCAGTAATCTAAAAACTGTTTGCGCCAATTGCCAAAGGTTGGGCAGTACCCGTAGATTGGGATGGCGGGTTGGTGATCTTGTCGCTGACGATTAGGTGGTCAATATTGGCGTATAAATCTTCTTTGGTTCCGTTGTTCTCGATGACGAAATCAAACTCCTCCTTTGCCCAAGCGTATTCTGAACTGTGTATGCCTTTGGGTTCTATGTTGCCCTCTGTGTAGTCAACAAACCAGTCAGGATCTTGACCTCTTTTTACCAGTATTATCTTGCCGCCGTGTGCCCTGATCTGTTTTACTTCGTTGGGGAATCTTGTGTCTGCTATCACAGTATCTTGACCTTTGTATCTGCCAATGCAACTGTCTACCCATATTCCGTCGTACATCTGGCCACGCATCACTTCCGTTCCAAAGTACTGCAACACCCATCTTGGGGTTGTGGGCTTGCCAAATTTCTCGCTCCAGAAAGCGTCTGGCTGTTCACGCCATTGCCTGCTGGATTCTGTGTCTCCTTCTAGGAGAGCCCTGTCCCAATTGAACATGGATGCCACGGCATCTTTTAGACTTTTAGCAAAACTGTCTTTTTGATATCCGTGTTTCTCCACCAGCCTGTCAGAGACTGTGCCTTTGCCAGAACCTATCAATCCTACTACACCTATCAGCATAGTGTTATTATACTATTTTTTTAGACGTTTTTCAATCTCTTTGATTGCTTTTCTTACAGATCTCAATATGGATGCTCTCAGGGTCTTCTTGCGTTCTTTCAACGCTTTTATGCTCATTGTTTCCAACTCCTCTACCAACTTTTCCAGTTCATCCAGCGAGAGGTCAGAGTAATTTTTGTAATTGGATTTTTTCATTGCAGGGTATTTAAATGGAGATCGTGGTCAATTAACCAATAACAAAACTGTGTGGTGTTCCGCCTTCTTGGAAGTTTCCTATGTCCGCTTCCAATCTCTCTATTTCCGCTTGGCCTTCGTTCTTCAATGCATCACCGTTCAGTGTCGTGCCACCCTGTGGACCTGCAATGGTATTGAATTTTCCTCTGGCTTCACCTAGCATAATCTTAGATACAGCGAGAGTGTAGTCTCTGATCCAAGGTTTTGAGTAGATATCCTTGAACAGTGTGATGTCAGGTCTGTAGTTGTCTGTGTGCATGAGCACTGTCTCGTCGTCTGCTCTTGGTCTCTGCGTGATAGTCAATTTTTTAGTTGCAACATCAAAATGGAACTGTATGAAACTTCCAAACATCTTACCAACCAGTTCTTGGTACGATGCGAAAGCATAGTAGGTCGCCAATCCGCCTGTTGCACCCGCCCTAAGGAGATAGGTGTTTGTGTATGCAAGATTGAATGGTTCAAAAAGTGTTCCGCCTTCGCCGCCTTCTGTCCTTGAACCCACGGTCCTCCTGTTCAGATTCCTCACATTTATGATCTCATCTGGTAGGATATAACTGTTTTGATTCTTCTTCAATTCGAGGAAAGCATATGATTCTTCCACGGCATTTGATGATCGCTGTCTGAATTTGTTCACAGCCCTTTCCAGTGCCGTTTGGTAGTGTTTTGGGTCCAATTCCACATCAATCATCCCGTCACCGAGATTGTTCTTGACGTAATCGAAAATTTCCTGTTGTCCTGTTTGTAGTTCTGACATACTCATATTTATAGTCATTGCCTGTGCAATAAATATGTATGATATGCCAAGATTATCTATTTTTAAGCCTGAAAAGGGCAATGACTACAAGTTCTTCGATCGCAACATCAACGAGATGTTTCAGGTGGGCGGCACAGATCTACACCTACACAAATACCTAGGTCCCTACGACCAGGGAGACACAAACAAGGACGGAGCGGCATCTCCCACACAACCTCAGTATTCTGGTGACAGTTTGAACGAGAGAACTATACAAGATTTATTATTTCTAGAAAACAGAGATAGAAAATATTCAGATGATGTTTATGTCGTCAGGGGAATTTACAATGTGCAAGATGCAGACTTCAATCTGTCACAGTTTGGTATGTTCTTACAGAATGACACATTGTTCCTGACAGTACATTTAAACGACATAGTGGAAAGGATTGGCAGGAAACCAATGAGTGGTGACGTGATAGAATTCCCACACATGAAGGAAGATTATTCATTAGACGAGAGTGTGCCAATTGCACTGAAAAGATATTACGTTGTAGAAGATGTAAACAGAGCCGCAGAAGGATTTTCACAGACTTGGTGGCCACATCTATTAAGATTGAAGATGAAAACTCTAGTGGATTCACAAGAATTTAAAGATATCATAGGTGACGCAACTACCACAGGATCAGTTGCAAGTTACATGAGCACATACAACAGAGAGAAAACCATCAATGATCAGATCGTTGCACAGGCAGAGCAGGACGCTCCAAAGGCAGGATTCAACTACAAACAATATTATGTTGCACCAATTGATGAAAGAGGAAATATACGTACTGAGAATGTGAACACGGAAGCACAGAGGGCCAGCAGTGATAACACTGTCAATGCCACGATAGACACACCAGCAAGTTCACACTACGGATTTTACTTGGACGGAGACGGTGTCGCACCAAATGGAAATCCAGCAGGATTTGGTATTACATTCCCGACCTCTGGTGTTGACCAAGGTGATTACTTCTTGAGAACAGATTTCTTACCCAACAGATTGTTCAGGTACGACGGAGTCAGATGGGTCAAAATTGAAGACAGTGTGAGAATAACTACAACGAACAATGATTCTAGAGCAAACTACAAAACAAGTTTCGTCAACAATGCTACAGAATCAACAATAAACGGATTAACAGTCAAACAGAGACAGTCATTGACAGATGCATTGAAACCAAAGGCTGACAATTAAGAATGTTACACTTTTACGAAGGACAGGTTAGAAAATTCCTCACTCAATTCATTAGGATATTGAGTAACTTTTCCGTGGAAACAGGTAGAGGTAGTGATGGTTCTGTACAACTAAGGGCAGTGCCGGTGGTGTACGGAGATCCAACCAGGCAGGTCGCAAACATCATCAGGAACAATTCAGAGAACGCACTACAGTACGCACCTAGGATTGCGGCTTACGTGAGAGAACTGAATTACGACAGGGATAGGATGCAGAATCCTTATCACATAGAAAAACAACATTTGAGAGAAAGAGGCATAGACGCAGATGGAAACTACACCAACGAGATGGGTGCAGGTTACACCGTTGAGAAAGTGATGCCATCTCCATTCAGGATGGAGGTGTCGGCGGACATTTGGACCACAAACACGGATCAGAAACTACAGATAATGGAACAGATATTGTATCTATTCAACCCAGACTTCGAGATACAGAAAACAGACAACTACATTGACTGGACCAGTTTGAGTTATGTTGAACTGACAGGTACAACATTCAGTTCGAGGACCATACCCGTTGGTGCGGATTCAGAGATAGATGTCGCAACCTTAACTTTCTCTATGCCCATATGGTTGTCACCACCTGTTAAAGTTAAGAAATTAGGTGTCGTACAAAAGATCATAATGAGCATATACGACGACGATGGCGGATTTGCCAAAGGATTGATAGACGGCGAACTTACATCGAGAAGTTACATCACGCCAAACAACTTTGGATTGTTGGTCACGGGCAATCAACTACGATTGTTAGGATCAACGGGTACAAATGTCAAGTCAGGTGGCGATGGATTCCAGACAGGAGCGAACGAGCCCAACAACTATGATCCATTTGAAACATTCGGTCCAGCAGTGAACTGGAAAGTTCTACTGGATCAGTATGGCAAGGTCACAAACGGCACATCACAAATTAGATTGACACAACCAAACGGAAACGAGATCATCGGAACCATAGCAACGTCAACGCTGGATGACACTATTTTATTGTACACAATCGACGGCGACACAATACCAAGCAACACGCTGACAGCGGTCAAGAAGATAATAAATCCTGCAACATTTGATCCAGGTACACCTGTGAATGGTGACAGGTACTTGATCATCAATGATGTGGGAGATAGCACGGCCAGTTTCCAAAGCCAAACCTGGGGGACTTTGATCGCCAACGTGGGTGACATTATTGAATACAACTCGTCTCAGAGTAAATGGTTAAAAGTGTTTGACGCTTCCAATCCAGACTCCACACTGCACTATGTTACCAATCTTAACACAGGAATACAGTATAGATTCAACGGCACGGAATGGGTCAAATCATACGAGGGTGTGTACACACAAGGTAATTGGAGCATAGTGCTTGACGGTGGGGCAGATCCAGGATACAACTCAAGCCTTGACGCTACCACCCCATAGTTGTTATAATATAGCATGAAAGAAAACATAGTCTGTTCGGGTGCCCTTTTCTATGCCACCAGCACCAAACGTTTCCTATTCCTACAGAGAACTGATCGGAAAACACAAGGCATGTGGGGATTGGTTGGTGGTAAAAGCAAATTCACGGAGAGTGCCTTCGAAGGACTGAAGCGTGAGATTGAAGAAGAGACGGGTAGTGTACCCAAGTTCAAAAAAGTGATACCTCTGGAGATGTTCACATCTAACGATCAGAAATTTTTCTTCCACACGTATTTGATTGCAATTGAATCAGAATTCATTCCTAAATTAAATGGAGAACATTCAGGATACTGCTGGACCGCATTTGAATGTTGGCCCAAGAATCTACACATGGGTCTCAAAAACACACTCAACAATAAAAGTATAAAAGGTAAGTTGCAGACTATATTAGATTTAATAGTATAAGCACCGCTATCACACCATACAATACATATATCCTGTACAGCATACAGATCTTGCATTCAAAACCCGTCAGCCAGAATCTCAGTTTCTTCTTCCAGAAATCCTCAAACGCCATAACGATGCCTGTACACGCCAAACGCCTCGAGGCATTGGTGGTCGGATAGGTTGGTGTCCCACAGTGCTATCACGCCATAGTCACCATCCCAGTGACTGTCATAGGTGGTGTTCTCACCAAAAAATCTGAAGTTGAAATCGTTCACCATATTGCTGGCCGCACCTCCACCGCAGGATATCTCGCCATAAGTGCCACCATGTTGCCTGGTTCCTCTCTCGAACCACGTGACCAGGTTACTGGCAGTCCTGCCTATCACACAGGTCCATATGTTGGTGTATGTGCCAAAATCGTTGGCACCACCTACCGCAAACCAGTTGTTGCAGTTGGTTGCCGTCTCTGCCCTGTCCACGCCGTCTGTGCCACCAAAATTGACGAAACCCTCGAACGCCCCGGCGGTACGACTGGCGAATGGTCTGCTCTCTGCCTGGTGTGTACGCAACCAGATCATACAGGTTCCACCTGCTCTGGGTTGAGTGAAGTTTGCGTCTAATGATATCATGTCATCCGTGCCGTCACAGGTTATGATGCCACCAAACGAAGAACTATATGCGGCACCGTTGACGAGATCTCCGTCGTGTGTTGTGCCACTGCTACCCTGGTTAGTGAATGACGTGCCTGTTCCTGGATAACAGTTGGTGTCACCCCAGTCTAGTAAGACCTCAGGGTTGCTGAGTTGTGCTATCCTCTCTTGGTATCCACCCGCCGTGGCCGCCGCCATTATGCCCGGCATTAGCTCATCGCTCCAACAAAGGCTCCATATAATGTAGTGCCCACGTACCACAGTTCTATGGTGTTGAATCCTGTAGTGGCCAGTGTTGGTGCCACTCCGCCCGCCCATTGCATAGTGGGGAACGTTACTGATCTGTTAGTGCCGTCGTCGATCATCAAGGTCATCCTGTGTCCAGAAGCCCAGTTGCTGAGTGTGAATGTCGTGTCCTGTCCCAGTGTTATGGTCTG